CATCCTCTTGGAGTGGGAATGTGAGTTCTATATTTGTAGTAGTCTCATAGCCTGCAATCTGTCTTGCTCCATATACGTTATAGGCATCAACCATCTTAAAGATATATTCAACCATCTGCCTCAGTGCTGGCCCCCATTCTGAGAAGTCCTCTTCACAAGCTGCCTTAAGTTCCCAATATATGGCCTTCATGCTCTTGCCTGATTGTATTACCCCTTTGAGCTGTTCCAGTGACACATCGGGCACATCCATGAGGCCATACATATCAGACTTAACCCTTCCCACAGTGTCTTTGTATTTCTCGCCATAAGAGAATCCAGATTCAAGCCTCTCCATCCTTGCTTGTCTGCCCTCTGACCCCTGTCTCGCATCGGTCTGTAGGTCTATCATAGCCCCTGGTGCAATCTTTATATCCTTAAGGCTCTGCTCGTCTGCATCAGTCACTACATCCTGGCCAAACATTTGAAACTTAAGGGCATCTATGTCATCGCTTGTAAGCTTGTTGTATGCATCCTGATTGGGCCACAACTCAGCAACATCTGATACTCCCTCCGTCTCCCCTGTAAGTCCTCCGTTCTGGATGATTATAACCGGGATGAAGTCTAATTGGGTGTTGTAGTCGTCATACTCAATACTTAATGTCTCACCCTTGCCATTGTGGGTGGATTCGTTAAGCAGGCACTTGCCACCCTCTAATCTCCACACCTGCTTCTTTATACGCTGATTCTCTGCCTCCTGCTCATTGTTCATGGCATAAAGAAATACCACCTTTTCCAGCTCGTCCACATCATCAATATTATACTGTGGAAAAAACTCCTGAGCTGGTGAGAATACAATCTTAAGCCCCTTATCCTTATGTCCCCACAGCTTGATGGCAACCTTTCCACCGATTGAACAGTCCTTCCTTGCCTTCAATAGCTTAGTTTGGAATTTGTTATCCTTAAGTATCTGGTGGAGCAAGTCCTCCTTCTCCTGTGCCTGGTCCTGGTAGGTAGTTGCTCCCTTCTCATCCTCATGAATGCTCCTTATGTCAAAGTATGGCATCTTGCCAAACATGAACCTTGACCTTATTCCAATGACCTTCTTGATGTAGTTTGAAATCTTCTGAGTGGGGACATAGTCAAGCCCGTCCGTAATGCTCCACTTCTGGTCACCTGAGTATATGGCATACATCCGGTTAATCTCACTTACCTTTGTGAGATAATCGCCATACACCCCCTGTAGTTCTGCTTTAAGCAGCTCATTGTAATCCATTAACTCCTTGCCCCCTTCCCTGAGTAACTGCGTTTCCTAATGCTTATTCTATTCAATATAACTTCACATACTCCCGTTGTAGCATCAGGAGCGTCATCGTGAGGATTCTTACCCTCTTTCTGATACTCATTCATGGCCTTAAAGTATAGTGGCCACTTATTAATCCAGTTAACCGGGTAGTACACGTGATCCATCACCCAGCTGGCATTTGATAAGATTCTCGCCTTCTTGTTCTGCGACTGATGGAACCATAAAACCTTGGTCTTGTTTGTCTTATGCTTGTTGAGTAGGTGGCTCTCAACCTGTCTTGCGAATCCTCGTCCACCATTGTTTGATTCAACATATGCAATGTTCACATCATATTCATTTAGCCTACTTGCTACCTCTACCTCTGTCTCTTCCATCGGTGCTTGTGTGTAGTATATGTCAAGGATGTAAGCCTCTTTGTTATACACTCCAAATACTATGGTACAAAGGAAGTCGCTTCCCTCGTCTGCTGTATCTGTATATGAGTAAATCCCCTCAAATAAGGGATTGCCTTCTTCATCTTGTGGTACTTTCTCATATGTCTTGAAGCTGTTGTATAACTTGCCTCTAATATCAACAGGCTCCTGGTCATAATTGGCCCTTACTATTTCCGGGCTCATGGCTGAGGCTTTGGACCTATATCCCTTATAGCTTAATACATCCGGGCATAGCATCTTGCCATCTCCAAGGTGTGCCTTAAGGCTGACGTGTCTGTATTTCTTATTCTCCGCCTTACACCATGCAAGCGCCCTACCTGCTAAATCCTTAGTAGACCATCTTGTCATGATGATGATTATCTTTCCGCCTTCCTCAAGTCTTGAAAGCATTGTATCAGTGAACCATGACCAGTGATTATCCAGAACGTTGGCATTGTATGCCTCGCTTGATAGCTTTATAAGGTCATCTATAATTATGATGTCAGCTCCAAATCCTGTGGCTGTTCCTGTTGGTGATGTTGCCAGATAATTATTATATCCTCCCTCAAGGCTCCACAGGTTCATAGCTCCATCCCCACGCTTAATTCTTACTCCTGGGAATATGTCAGAATATACAATCCTGTCCTCATCCGCCTTTTCCTCCTGGATGCCATTTCTGACATTCTTTGAAAAGTTGGTGGATAGTGTTTCATTATAGGACCCTGTCATGATCTTCTTTGTCTTGTCCCTGCCTAGAATCCATTGTGAAAGCATAACCGCAGTTCTACTCTTGCCATGTCTAGGCGGGGCATTTAGAATCATTACATCATCATCTGAATCAAGGAAGTCTTGAAGCTCGTTGCAAGTATTGACTAGGTAGTCTCTATCCTCAAGGTAGAAGTCACCAGCTAATAGATTGCAAAAATAAAAAAACTCACGTCTTGCGAGTTCCATCCTTGCACCTTTTTTGATTATATCTATATCCATCATTCTTTTATCAACTTCTTAAGCTCTGCTGTTGTAAGCCCCTCGAATGGATTGCTACCCTCTATCCTTCCGCTGTGTTCTACCTTGTCAGTAAACATCCCTATGTTCTTGCCTATGAGTTCAAGGGCCCTTTGCTTATCATATAGCTTAAACTTAAATGTTCCTTTGTCGCTGATTGATACCTCTTGTATGGCGCTTGTGTCTACTCCCTTGCTCTCCAATACCTCTATAATTGTTTGATAGCCTATGATTGGCTTTCCATCTTCATCATAGTCAACAATGGTCTTTTCAGGTCTATACTCAAGATAGTTTCCAATATCAGCAAATCCAATCTTTGCAAGCTCCTTCAGGACCTTCTTTCCGCTAACTATACCTTCATCTTCAGCCTCTTTCTTTAGTCTGCTTTGCAGCTCTTTATACCTTGTCAAAACCTTGTCAGTTTTCAGTAATCTACTAGCTCTAGAATCAACCGCATTATCAGTCCATTTCACACTGTTTGGGTAAGCTTGCTTGTAAGCCTCCCTCTGCGATTTTCCGCTTATTAACTCCTGTATAAACTGCTCTTGCTTTTGGGTTAGCTTCACAATGCTCACCTCCTATTTATATCTAGTCTGCCTCACCCTACCATTAACCCTCTCATATGTGTTGACCTTCTCCATGCACTCCCTTAAATCCTCATATGCTCCAACCTTACTAACCCCACCATGACATAAGGGACAATCGATATACAATCCTAATATTTCAGCTTTTCTAATCCCATCCTCTGGCACAATAAATGGGAATCTGCATTTCTTACACTCATATACTATGTAGGCATTCACTCCCTCACTCCCTTTTGTATGTTGATGTACCTGTCCTTTCGCCATTCTCTTTCTTGTGTTAGCCTTCTCTTGCTCTCTTGTAAGTATGGATTATCAGGCTCTATACCTTCTCTTATGAATTTAATGATGCAGTAACAACCGTACTTGCTCCGCATATGTGTATGATTGCCTGTCTTTGTGTTGACTACCAGGAATCCTTTTCTTATCTTCTTGACTTTCAGGTGTGCTACATTGATCATAACCACCACCTTATATTTTTAGACATACTAAAGGAGCCTGCCCCAATGACAAGCTCCCTAAGAAAGGAGGTATATAAAGATGAACCTTTGTTTGCTTATACTTCTACTGACTACCATGATATCATGGATATATACCCCTGTCAGTGTACTATCGGTGCACTCTTTTATTGATTTGTAATGTTTAGGTATGCCCCTAAAAGTCTTACTGCTGTATCAACAGCTCCCTCATTTTTTGAAGGTTCGCCTTCAAAGTTAATCAATATATATTCCGAAAGCCTGTCTATTTCGTTTCCAAGATATTGGTGGCTATTCATCAATTTGCCAAATTCTTCTTCCTTAGCTTTTATCTCATTTTCTATATTCCCAATCCACCTCTCAAACTTATCAAGCATTTGCATTTCTTTCTCTACTTCTGCCAGATAGATTCCTCTTTGCCTCCCTACTTCTCTCCTGTTTAAGTCAATTTCCATCTTTATCTTATCAATATGTTTCACTTCAGCCCCTCCTATTCACTTTTATTTCTAGCTGATACCTTCTTTATGTAGTCTATGGAAAAATGCAACTGGTCAGCTATCTCTTGTAACTTATAGCCTTTTATATCCCTAAGATAGACTACCTGATGATCAATACCTGTCATTTCATCCAGCTTTCTTTCTATGGTGTCCTTTGCATCCATCATTTCCCCTATGGCTATATCATAAGCCTGCATCTTTGCCTCTATCTCATATAGCCTTAACAGATAAGTCTCAAAGCCTATGTGGGTGCTACTCTGTACCCTGTCCTGTGAGTAATCCAATGCTCCTATATCAGAAGGCCCATATATATTGGCAAGCTTTTTCAATGCCCTTATCTCAGCCTCATAAGCCTTTACCCTTGATTTCCATATGTCTATCTCATCGCATAATTCCTGATATGATTTGATTATCTCGTTTGCCACCCAACCCCTCCTTAGAATATCGGTCTAACTGGTTTACCATATCTTGTGTACTCCCTCATGCAGTTAACGCAATAATAAGCTGCTCCATCAACTACATTTTCAACCTGATTTATCCTACTGCTCCCACAATCAGGACATTCTGTCAACTGTATGGGCTTTGGGCTGAATAATCTCACATCGTCATAATTAAGGCTGTCTATTGGCCTGTCATACTCCCTTATCTCCGGATATTCCTTCCTGAGCTTGACAATCTTTGTCTGTACCGATGCATGGGTTCTGTTCAAATCAATGGCCAATTCTGAATTAGTCTTATTTTTAAGATTATCAAGGATATACTGCTCTTCCTCTTTAGTCCATAGCCTTATCTCACTACCTGGCCTTAGAATCTCCTGTCTTGATTTAAGGTCTGGATGCTCCTTTTTGATATTCCTGAGCTTACTCTCTATACTTGCAATGCTCCTACCTAGTGCCTCGCCAATCTGTTTATAAGTCTTTTTCTGGTAGTTGTTGAGTAAATAATCAACTTCTTCGCTTGTCCACACCTTTTGTGCCATCAACTCACCTCCACAATCTTAACCTCTGCCCTTGGCTCTTCCTCTGTGTAATATTTTCTTGCTGATATTTCAACCACTTGGCTATCATCATCATAAGCGAATTTATTCAATGCATCTGTGATTGATTTAATGCAGTTATCTATGTCTGGCTTTTTTGTGTGTTGCTCTGTCATTCGCCTGATTGCCTCTCTCCTTTTTTTGCTGTAACTCTTTGGTATCGGAAAGAAAAACATTATATCCATTCTCAAAGGGCCTTCCAACTTTTGCCCTTCTGCCTGATCCATGTAGGTATATTGAACAAGATTCTCATAGTTGACTGTCTTTTGTGGTGTGAATGCGTGTCCGTTTCTGCCTACCCTTGGCCTTGCTTTTGCTACTGGAATCCCTGGTATAGTCAATTTAATCATTTACACCCTCCTATTGATTGATTTCTCTGCCTCAAATCCTTCCGGGTATCTTGCCAGTAGCTTGTTGTAATTCTGGCCCAATATGGTTTCAAGGTCTAATTGAAGCACATTGCACAGGTTGACTATATAAAACATCACATCCCCTATCTCTTCAGCTATATGCTTGAAATCCAACTCATGCCCCTGATACAGATGTTTCTTTACTACATCAGCTATCTCTCCGGATTCCCCGGCTATCCCCATAATCATGTTTGACAATAGTTGTTCCTGTGTTAGGTCTGTGTTTAGTGTTCTTATGCTTTTTTTCTGGTATGTTCTAGCGTCCATCATTCCATCCCTCCCAATCTAGCCTTTGTCCGCATTCTCCACAATAATTCATGCCATCCCCGGTTATATCCCATATCGTGTCTTCGTTGTCACATGATGGGCATTTGTAGAGGGTGCCTTCAGATAATTGTCCGCCATTGTTGATTTCATATGGTTCACTCTTTACCTTTTTTGGGATTGCTTTTGTAAACCACTCTATGCTTATCCTTATGGCATTGGTTGCTTCTTCTATATCTCTCATCACTCCACCTC